CAAAAATACGCAATCTAAGCTTCGATATATGCCACTTATCGAAAAACAAGCTACATACCTTAAAATAAATATGCTACTTTTTCGATAACCACAGTATGAGTAATGAAAAAGCTATTTATTTTTGTTCAAAATAATAAAATCATTGACGAACAATGGCACAAAAAGAAGAAGTTTTATCTAAAGTTAATCAGATTTGCGAAGAACGTAATTTTGATTTGAGTGAAACATTCAGAGATAAGTTCTCTGAGAAATTTGCAGAAGCTTACAAGGATGCTCCGATTGAAGATGCTGGCTTAGTAGCCGCATTGAATATTTCAGTTGAAAGTAGCGGACATGCAAGAAAGAACGCATTCTCAGAAGCGACTAAGGGATTTGAAGCTAAGGAAGCTGAATATAAATCTCAGATTGAAGAATGGAAGAAAAAGGCTGAAAAAGGTAATGATGGTGGAGAAGGCAATCAAGAGCCTCCGAAATTTGAGTTGCCTGCCGAGTACAAAGAGAAACTTGATAGGCTGGAAAAGTTTGAATTGCAAGAGAAAACGAAGTCTGTTCGCAATCAGATATACGATACAGCCAAGTCTAAGGTGAGGGAAGATTTACATGAATCTTTTCGTAACTATCTTGGTAAGCAGAATATCGCAATTGATGCTGATGTTAATGCCGAGGCAGAAAGACTGCTGAAAGATTATCAAGATATATTCAGAAGCTCTATTGGTGATATTACACCATTATCTCCGGACGGAAAGAAAACAACAATGGAAGACTACCTTGCTGCCATAAAACCCGTCAAACTTTAAATAGTATTAACCCAACCGATGGCGCATCGGGGATTGGACGGTGAGAACCCAACTATGGACGAACGGGGCGCAAGCTCCCTAAGAAGTAGTGGCTCGATGAAACGTCAAGTTGTTCAAGTGTAAGCTTGGATATAAGCGCCCTTTAAATATTAAAAAAAATGGCACAATTTAATTTAGAAACCTTCTTTGCCTCAGCTAAACAATTTAGAGGTGGCAAGTTCGTATGGTGGAAAGACGCCAATCATGAGGAGCGTTCTAATGTCCTCTATGGCTCTACCATTGCAAATCCCTATAAGGGTTTTGGCTATGCTTTTGCGGCTGACTTGTACGAATACAGATTGTGGAAACCGGGTTTCCTTCTGAAAACGTTTAAGGTTGCAAAGGCTACTACTGCGGCTACAGACACTACTTTATATGTAGATGGTTCTGGCTATTCTCACATTCCCGAAGTAGGCAATGTACTTATGAAAGCTCCCAATACAGTTGAAACTTCGGGACAGTCTGGTAAGGTTACATCTGTTGAGTTCGATGAAGAGAGCAAGCAGTTTATTCTTACTGTTGACACTGCAATCGGTGCTCTGACTACTGATAATATTTTGGTTGAAGCTGCTGATAGCAATGGTGACGTTGCAACTGCTGCTGCTGCCGACGCTACTGTGTTGGTTAAAAACCCGAATACCTTCATCGAAGTAGATACACAGTTCGCTCCGACTGATGGTCGCTGGGGAGTTACAGATGTTCAGCACAACATCAACACTGTTTATGGCAAGCGTGCATTTGTTGAACGTATGCAACCGCTTCCGAAGTATGTATTGGCTAAGAACCGCAACTACATCGAAGGTGTATTTGAAATCTAAAGGAAAGGAGTAGAATTATGGCAAACGCATATAAATATCAATTTAATCCCGACGAGTTAGTAAGCCAACTCTATCAAAGAGGCTTGGTAAACTCTGACGGTACGAGCGCATTTATTCAGACGCTCATTGACGAGAAAATCGTCATGGATGCAAACCAGTTCTTCTGGCAGGAACACTTTACTGTTGATGGTGGCAAGTACCCTATTGACATGAGCCGCCCGAAGCTTGACCCTGCTTATACTATCTATAATGTTACTCGCCGCCCCGTTCCGATGGCTGATGCAATGACACCGTTGAGTGAAGTTGCTCAGATGGATAACGAAGGCTGGGAACAGAGAACTGGTACTATCCCTCAGTTCGGTAAAGGCTTGTTTGAAACTTCTCTTTCAAAAGAGGAATTGAAAGCACGCTTGAATGAACTTGGTGAAGCTAATGCTACTTTGTTGGAAGGTTATGTACGTGGTGTTGCTGACTTGATTAAGACACACAACTACCGTCTTTCTAACATTGCCGCACAAGCTTTGTCTAAGGGAGGTCAGTACAGCAATGCTGATTCTCGTGGTATGTCCGGTGTTGTACATGAGTTCCCGAAGTATGTGCCTGCTGAAAACTTTGTTAAGGCTGGTAAGCAAGTATGGACGAACGCAGAAGCTAACATTCCGGAACAAATGGCAAAGATTGAGAAAGATTTCCGTGACCGTACTGGATTTACTGGTACAATGGAATGGGATTTGCCGTATGACATGGTTATCACTCACTTGTTGAACAACAAATACTTCAAGGAAGAAGTTAACCGTTGGATTCGCTTGTATGCGCCCGATAAAGTTATTGTTGTTACTAATGGTGCTTCCGGCATTGATACTAACATCATTTCTTGGGAGCAGCTTATTCAGTATTCTCGTTCTTCTGTATCTAAGATTTCTCCTATCCGCATTGTGAAAGAGGAACAAGTGGTACAAGACATCAAAACGATTAAGACTGTACAAGGATGGAAGGCTGGCGTAGCAGTTCTGCGTCCTATTGGCTTTGCTGGTCGTGTTGTTCACTCTGATGTTGCCGATGTTATCTTGTTGCAGCGTGAAGCAAACAAGACGATTGACTATTCAATCGCTTCTGCACAGAATGACTTGGTTTATATTATTAACAAGGTAGTTCCTAACGGTATCTACAAGGCATATCATACTGATGCTATCGGTCGTTATATGCCAGTGTTGACCGAGTTTATGGAACACATTGTTGTTGATACTTTGACTGCTGATTCTTAAACTTGGAGGGTTATATATGACTATACTTGAATGGCTTTCTTCATCTTGTCGGTATTCGTTTGAGGAGAATACATTTATGAGAATTGCTCTTGACCGCGGCATTACAGATGTAAACGAGGATGCTATGACGTTGACCCAAGAGCAAAAGGATTTAATGACTGCCGATATAATATTTACCGCAGTGTTGTTAAGCCCTTCAAGTACAGCATCTCAATCTGCCTCTCATAATAACTTCCAGCGTACAGTTGGTTCAGAAACGGACATCTATCAGAGTAATAAAATCAGTTATGCTTTGGGTATATATAAGAGGTATAACGACCCGAATTACGAGGTTCTTATCTCTGCTCGCCCAAAGATTAAACTTTTGAAAATTATAGATGTGATATGATTTCATTCAGTGACATAGAAGAATTTCCTTTTTCGGGACGTATATATAGAATCATCGAAAGCTCTATGGGTGACGATGAAGAAGATACCGTCTATGAAGGAGTAATGGACGTGAATCTTTCTGTTGCTGAATCCGGTTCGACCGCTCAAACAAGCGACTACGTTGTTTCTATTCCTTTGATAAAAGGAGAGGACGGGAAGTACATCAATCCGGTACGTAATGAGGACTGGATAGAATGTGATGTTATGGGAGAGCAAATTAAGATGCAAGTTGATAACAGCATACCTTCGATGTTAGGTGCTATAACTATATATGCAAATAGAAAAGGTGGATGGCGATAAAAGTAAAAGTTGATTTAAGTGGTTTGAAAAGGGTTCGGCAAGAACTGTTTGACAGACTTGCTGGCGAGCAAACCCAGCGACTAATAGCCTATGCACCCGAATTGTTGAAGAAAGCATATTCTGAAAGCGGATTTACCGACCAGACTTACAACTTGGCTGATAGTTATATTTGGGCTGTGTTCTATCAAGGCAATTTGCAGGGGAGCGGCTACTTATATCCGTATCAGATGGCAACTAACAACTCAAAGTATCATGGCAAGCTGATAGATGGAAGAAAACTTGCTGACGAGTTCTTGGCAAACTATACTCCTGCCACTTATATAGGATGGGATTTGGTGCTGGCAGCAACAGTGCCTTATGCTCCTATATTGGAAGGAGGAAATACTGGAAATCCAAGACGAAGGTTTGAGGTGTTATCAACCATATATGACGATATTAAGGAAGATTTTGCAGGAAAGGCAACCGTTAAAACAGTAGGGATATGAGTACGATTGATGCAAGGCGAATGCCGATATACCAATATGTTTATTCTCTCTTTATAGATAAGGTTACAAAGTACATCTATCCGATGGAAATGCCTACCAAGCTGGAAGAAGAGATAAACGCTGGCGGCTTCATGGTTATCCGTCTGGGAGAAATTAAGGATAAGAGCCAGTTCAACTTGAATGCTTTTGCGAGCGTTCGCGTGACAGTTGAGATGTATATTCCTCCCAAGACAAGAGGTCGGCTTGATACCACTTTGCTGGAAAAGTATGAAACAAGCATATCCGATATTGTGAATGCAGAAGTTGAGAAAGCCGGAGGAAAATACGACATCTCAACTGACGGTATATTGTCAACTGATGATATATATAATGAGAGCGACAATCTGTTCTTCATGTATATTAAATCATTTATGGTACTAATAAAGTAAAAATTAACTCAACCGCTGGCGCAGTGGGGATTGGACGGTGAGAACCCAACTATGGACGACCGGAGCACAAGCTCCCTAAGAAGTAGCGGCTCGATGAAACGTCAAGTGTTCCATAAGGACATGAACGCCTCATTTATAATCAATATAAATAATAATTTAAAAATTAGACGAGATGGCTACACAAGATTTGTTGACTTACAAATGTAAGTCTTTAGGCTATGCGGAAGTCGGGGCTGGTGCAGTAGCTTCTTATACTCCTCTTATGGGTGTGTTGGAAGGTTTGTCTATCAGTCAAGAAACCGCAAGTGAAAGTGCTATTAACGGTGAGTTCTATGATACTCCGCTTGATAGCGTGGGTACACTTGGTTCTTACAAGATTGAATTTGACTTGGTTAAGTACAAACCGGAAGAGATTGCCGCTATGGAAGGCGGTGAGTTTACCGCTGCTACTGGCTTGTACACAATGCCTTCTTCATTCACCAACGTTTACAAGCAGTTCAAGTTGGAGTTCTACAATGGTATTGACTACATTGTTATTTACAAAGGTAAGGTCGCTACCAATTGGGATGGTACTGATTTGAAGACTGCCCCGTTGAAACTGCACATCGCTATCACTGCTTTAGTTGCCAATGATGGCAAAACGGTTGAGATGAAGATGGCTGAACCTTCTGTTGGAGGCTAAGACCCATTATAAATCAAGAGAAAGGGCAGTGGCTTGTTTGCTGCTGTCCTTTTTTCTTTAATACACAAATGATAATGGAAGAAAAGGATTTAATTATACCGGACGAGCTAAAGAGGGAAATATCAGAGATTATGACTGACAATCCTACGCTTGTCAAGTTAGGAGATAAGCAGTATAAGGTGCATCGGTTGAGGGCATACTCATACCAGCGTATTTTCCAATTAGCGTTGAAATTACAAAAGGAAGAGGATATTAAGGATGATAAGAGCATGATGTACGCTCTATGTACAGACTTGGACGTAAGTTCCGAGATTGTAGCAATCATTCTTGTTAATCACCTCTTCTCACCAGATGATATAACCGATTATGCGAGTGCGATAGAAGTTATGAGCAGAAATGACAAACTGATAGCTTTTATGAAGGCTCGTATTCTCAACTCCGTATTTGAGCCTGCTCAATGGGCGGCAATCATTATTGAAGCAATAAACAGCATCGACTTATCACCGGTTTTTACGGTGCTCATATCGGGGAAGGCTCTTATGGTTTCGCAGACGAATATGAGGAAGACGGTAGCGGAACAATTAACATTATGGCGGCAAGCCAAATCGGAGATTTAGGTGATTTCATACGTAGCTTTCCGCAGTTTACGTATGACGATTATCTTTATAGATTGTCTATGGCGCAAGTTCTTTTCTTGACAGTAGACAGTACCCATATTAAGTATTTGCGTGGCAAAGACAAGGAAATATGGGAAAAGTTTTGGAAACGACGTAAAAGTGATAGAAGTGAGTTGCAAGCGCCTAAGCGTAGTGTGTTAGATACTATACCAAGAATCAATTGACATACTCCCATTGCTAAAGCAGATGGGTTTTCTTCTAAAATCAAGTAAAAAGTAGCAGAGATGGCAGACAATAAAGATGTAGTTATTAGTGCTTCAATGTCTGATAAGGACTTGTTATCAAGCATTGATGAAACTCTAAAGAAGACGGAAAAGCGTCTGGAAGATTTCACCAACAAGTTGGAAGGTAAGTTGGCGAGTGTGGAGGGCTTTGCCGACCAATTGGGTAAGAATATTGGTAAGGGCTTAGTTGATGGCTTTAACCAACAAATCCGTCCTTTGGAAACAAAGATTTCCGAGTTGGAAGCCAAGCTTAAAAGTTTGGGGGCAACTAATATTGCACAAGGTAATACTGCTGCCACGCAAGCTACTACTACGAATGTATCTGTAGACGTTAATTCCATGAACCAAGCCTTGCAAGTTGCCAATAATTTGCGAGAAGTATTCTCTAAGATACAAGGGAACACAACCCGTATTAAGAATAATATGGAGCAATTGGCTACTGTAAAAACTGATGTGCAAGAGGCAAGAATTAATGTTCACGTTGCTCAAAGGGAGAAGCTGCTTCAAAGAGAAATATTGCTCCGGCAGCAGACTGCCAACTTAGCAGCAAGAACAGCAAGAGAGGAGGAGAAGAGTAGAATATCACAAGGAGGTCAAAGTTATGAAAAGGCTATGGCTATGGGCAATAAGTCAATCCAAGAAAGGACTGAAAAGCTAAAAGCCTTGCAGATTGTACAACGTAATCTCTCCATAGATGATGCAGAATATGCAATGAAGCTTCGTAATGTCAACAAGGCTATGGAGGACTTGAAAAAGCAAAATGCCGAAGCCTTGTCAAGCGGTGTTCAACTTCAAAAAGCGAATAATAGTTTAGCTGAATCATTTAAGAACTTAGGTAAAAGAGTTCTGTTCTATACTGGATTAGGAGCGTTAACTGGCTTTGCGAAAAGTCTTATGGACGTTAGAAGTCAGTATGAATTGCTTGAACGTTCAATTGGTGCTGTACTTGGTGACTTTGAAAAAGGTTCTCAGATATTCCGGGAACAACAGACTTTAGCTCTTAAATCTTCATTTACCGTAATAGACTTGGCAAGTACAACAAAAATGCTTGCTGCCTATAACTTTGAAGCAGAAGAACTTGTAGATGTTTCAAAACGTATTGCAGATATTAGTGCCGCTCTTGGTGTACCAATGGAACGTTTGACTTACAACTTAGGTCAGATTAGGGCACAGACTGTACTTACAGCAAGGGATGCTCGTGACTTTGCCAATGCTGGTCTTTCTATAACTTCTGAACTTGCCAAGATGTACACTGAGCAGGAACAAAGAATTGTTTCAGTAGGTGATGTCATGGATAGAATGTCTAATAAGATGGTTTCCTTCACTGATGTAATGAAAGTCTTAAACCGTTATACAGATGAAGGTGGCATGTTCTACGACTTTCAAGCTAAGCAGGCTGAAACGTTAGCTGGTAAATTATCAAATTTGACTGATGCTTACGATTTTATGTTAAATGAAATAGGTAAGGAGCATCAAGGGATATTGACGGGAAGTATATCTGTAGTACAGAAATTATTTGAAAATTGGCGCGCTGTATCTTCTGCATTGACTGTAGTCATATCGACAATAGGAGCTTATAAGGCAATGCAAGCCTTAGCTAATATAGAAACGTTAAACGGAACAAGATTAACGATTAAACAAACTCTTGCAGAAGTAGCCAGAGCGAGGGCAACACAAGGGACTGCTGCCGCTACACTTGCTGCTGCAAGAGCACAAGGCGTATTGAATAGGGCATTAGCTTTTGTAGCTGCTAATCCATACGCTGCTGTAGCTGCTGGCGCTGTAGCTTTATTAACTACTTTTGCTATCTTATTACCTAAAGCTAAGAGTGTAGAGGAGCAAATAGAAGGACTTGACGAAGCAAGCACACATTTGAAGAAGTCTTTTGAAAATCTTTCAAATGTTGAAGACCTTATTTCTCAATATGACAATTTACAAAAGACAATACGTACAACCCAAGAAACAATAGATGCCTATGCCGATTCTTCTGAAAAATCTGCAAAGAACAACAAGGATTTAGAAACTGCTGTAAATTCTAACAAAGAAGCTCATAACCAGTTAGATAAGGTAATGAGTAAGTTGGTAGACGCTACTACACCCGCCATTATTTCAAAAATGAATGAATATGGTAAGATATTGGGTATTAATACGAAGGCTGCAAGAGAATTTGCGGAAGCATTAAGTCAGTCTAACATAAAAGGTACAGAGCAGCAACTATCTGAACTTGAAAAGAGAAGAGACCAATTAATTACAGATATAGCCAAACAATCCCAATTATATAATAAAGGGCTTGTTGAAGTTGTAGCTGGAATGGCTGGTGAGATTTATACCCGTCCGGCTTCTGAAAAGGAAGAGAAAGCTGCATTTGAGAATTTGCAGAAAATGCAAAAAGAGTTAGCTTCTATAAATGCTTCCATTCAAAAAGCTAATGATAGCTTGTCTGGGCTTAAAGAACCTACTGACGATGAAACAAAAGCCTTATCTAAATGGCAGGCTATTGTAGATGATATTACATCTAAAAATGAAAGGATAGGTAATATCTTTAAGTTCAAAGAGGACGAAGGTATATTTGATTATACAGACCGTCTAAAGAAAGAGTACAAGGAATTAAAGAAGCAAGAAGACTTAATCAATGAGGGATTATTAGTTGATGATGAATCAAAAGAATGGACGCAACAGCGAATTAAGATGGTTCGTGAGATTGCTAATTCTTTAAGGATAAATCTTACTTCCCAAAAGGATTTGAATAAATCCAAGAAGGAGGAAATGGATTTGCTGAAACAACAGATTAAATTGGTAGATGATATTCAAAAGAGGTTCTTGCAACTTGTAAAAGACACTGGTAATATAACTTATGCTACCGAAAAGGTAAAGGATGCTTACCAAGACTTATTCGATAATGCGTTTAAGGGTATCAGTGTTGATATTAACGACTTGATTACCTTTGATAAAGGTAGTGCTCCAAAGTTTTATAATAAGATAGCTGAAACCCTCAAATCGCCAGAAGCTAAACAGTTGGTTGCCGGGAAGAAAGCACAGAGTGAGATTGAATATTCTATCTCTATAAATTCTGCAAGTGTTGCTTTGGCAAAACGCAAGATTGAGGGAATGTTCCAAGGCTACGAACTGGAATTGGATATTGAAGGCGCTGGGCAGTTCGGTTCACTGTTCGCTGGTTTGTTTGAGTATGACCCCGTTTCACTTGAACAGTTAGAAGCTGATGTTAATGCTACATTGAATAGTTTGAGGGAAAAGGTTTCATCCTTCCAAGAAGAACAAGAAACATTGCAGGATTTAATCAATAAGAATCCTAATGATGAAAGGGTTAAGAGTTGGCAAAGTTCTCTTGACACTATGGTTAAGAGTGAGAGTGATGCTTCAAAGGCTATTGAAGATATTCAGAAAAGATTAAGCGATACTATCAAGAAAGCTGCATTGGATGATTTCAAGAACTTCCAGTCTATTGCAGATAAGTACGCTGAAATGGAGGATAAGATAGCAGAGGTCGAAAGAAAACGTTTGGAAGACCAAGCTTCTATCTCCAATAGAGTTACTGATGCAACTTCTGATTTGGCAAAGCTGGAATTGCAGTTGTCTGTGACTGAAAGCCCCGATGTAAGAGCGGAGATAGAAAGTGAGATTGAAGAGATACAGAACTTTATAAACGAGAAAGCTCCAAAACTCTCTCTTGCTGTTGATACTGGTGCGGAACAAGAAAAGACTAAGATAGCTTTTGAGGAATGGAAGAATACCTCTAATGCTTGGGAGAAATCATTCCAAGACTTGAATGCAATTAGCACTGTGTCGTTAAACAATATGATTGACGAGATAGAGAGGTTTGCGGTAGCTAATAGAGCCAACATGCCAATTAATGAATACAAAGAGTTGATGGCACGTATTAAGGCTTTAAAGACGGAAGTAAATTCTCGTAATCCTTTTGCTTTACTTGCAGACCAAGTTAAGATTTTAAAGGACAACTTTGAAGGGCTTGACGGTTCATTTGAAAGTACTGTTGAATATGTAAGTCAGTTGGGTATGTCCGTTAGTTCCATAGGAAACATCTTTGAGCAGATGGGATTTTCCGAGGGAGTTTCTGATACTATATCTACTATTGGTGAAGCTATACAAGGTGCTTCACAAGCTGCACAAGGAATTGCTCAAATAGCAGGAGGAGATATATTAGGTGGAACAATCAACACATTAGGAGGTATCTGGCAAGGAGTATCAGCCATATTCAATGCCGGAAACAAGAAAATCACAAGAGAAGTTGAAAAGAGCGAGAGAAGAGTTAAGCAATTAGAGAACGCTTATAAGAATCTTGAACGTGCTGTTGATAAGTCAATGGGTAAAGCTGAAATTTCAGCGCAGAAGGCAGCTATTGCAAATCAGAAGGCACAGCTTGCAGAAGTTCAACGTCAGCTTCAACTTGAAAAGAGCCGGAAGAAGAAAAACCGCGACCAAGACAAAATCATAGAATTAGAGGGTCAAGTTACCGACTTACAGAATGCCATTGATGATGCTACTACTAATATAGTAAACACTTTGCTCGGTACAGATGTAAAATCTGCCGCAGAAAGCTTTGCCGATTCTTGGATTTCAGCTTGGAAAGAAGGTGCTGATACAATGGAAAATTTAGAGGAGAGCTTCGATGATTTAATAACAAATATGATTGTCAAGTCGCTTGCTTCTACGATTGTCGGAGAACGGTTAAAGAGCATGTTTGCTATGGTTAAGAGATTTACCGAAGAAAACTCTGCTGGCGGTGTAGGTATCACTACCGAAGAAGCCAAACAGATAGCTGACTTAGGTAAAGAGTTAATTCCTTTGATAAACGAGGACTTAAAGAACTTGATGGGTCAGCTTGGTATTGAGTTTGGTAGTGGAGTGAAAGACGCAGCCCTTTCTTCCTTACAGAAAGGAATACAAGGAATCACTGAATCCCAAGCAGAAGCATTAGAAGCCTATATGAATATGGTAAGCCAGCAAGTATTCCAGCAAACTACCATCATGCAGGGTATATGGGATATGACTAATGTCAATGCAGGCACGATGTCGCAGATGTTGCTTCAAATGAGAAGTAGTTATCAGATACTTCAAGCCATTCAAGTTTGGACGGTAAATATTTCTACTGCCGCAGGAAATGGTGTAAATGTTAGGATATTACCCGATTAATTAGTATATTTGTAGTGAGGGAGATAGATAAAGGTCGCTCCTTTGTTGAAAGTGGTTACGGTGCACTTCTCCCTCACTATTATTAATACCGTATAAACATCGTAAATATGAATATTGTATTATCAAAAGAAAGTTCAGAAGAGCAAATTAAAGCGTATTTTAACGCAGTGTTGGAATTGTCTAAGAAGCAAGAGGAATTTCCAATCAATTTTGATGAAGTGTGGATGATTGTCTATGAAGATAAACGTTCAGCCATTTACGAATTGAAGGATAAGTTTTTGCAAGGCATTGATTATCAGACGGTGCGGAAAAAAGTGAAAGCGTCAAATGTTGCTGGCTATGTTTGGGCTGATGAATACAAGCTTACCATCTCTTGTATGGAGTTCTTTATAGCAAGAAAGGTTAGACCAGTATTTGAAGTCTATCGGCAAATATTCCATAAGGCTACCGAATTAGATTTTAAGTTGCCTAATTTCAACAATCCGGCAGAAGCCGCAAGAGCTTGGGCTTTAGAATATGAAGCTAAACAGCAAGCGCAACTTGAAGCTAAGGAAGCACAAGACAATGTTAAACGCTTGGTGCATGATTCTAAAACTTATACTGCTGGCGAGATTGCAAAGGAAGTTGGTTTGAGGTCTGCAATAGAACTTAACAATCGGTTAGCTAAGATGGAAGTTCAGTTTAAGCAAAACGGTACATGGCTATTATATGCCAAGTATGCCGACTTAGGTTACACTTCTGTTAAGCAAACTGTATTAGATAACGGACGCATTATTTATGATAGAAGGTGGACGGGTGCTGGACGTGATTTTATAGTTTCCTTGTTTAAAGAAGAATGATGGAGCATAACTTACTATACTTTTACAAAAACTCACTTCTTCGTAATCTATGTACAGATTTCAAAGGAGCGTGGAATATGTGTAAAGAAGATAAAGAAAAACTCTTTAATCTATCTATGCACCAGCAGAGCATACCATATTTAGCTACTGCCATATATCAAGGTTGGGGATTGTCTATAGACTATGTTAAGGATAACTTTAGTGATTACATAAATGCCAAATATGTAGGTACTAATTGTGACAATGTGGCTGGAGATTATACGTATAGTTCTTGGTATGATTTTGATGCAGACATTGAACTTAATGAAGATATATGTAGCTTATGCTGTTGTTCTTGCCAACTAATAGTTCAAGAGATAAAATGCCCCATACTATATATACACAATAAATCAAATATTACCTTATCTTTGGACGGATTTAATACTGTTCGTATTTATCTATTTGACGAAAGTAATCTATATATTCCTTATATATGCAATAATAGTTCTGTCATTGTATATAAATACTCCGATAAATGTAAGGTTGAAGTAGGTGATAATGATGGCAAAATAAAAATATGTCAAAAGAACTTGGATTCTTTGATGTGGTATAATAAGGAGGAGCAAACTAAGAACTTAAATATAATATAGACATGTTAGGAGCAAATATATATTTCGTAAAAGCTGGTATCGAAAACTATACTGACTTTACAGTCAAATGGAAAGGTCTTCGTATATTGAAGATGGACGGATTTCTTGCACAAGGAGAACCAAAGAATATCTATACGGCTTCTTGGATTAACAGCAACAAGGAAGATGTCTTCGTACCGGATAAAGTGTGCTACGAAAATCCCGATGTAGAGATTTCGTTTATCATAGATGATTTTCACGATAGTACGATTGATGTCCGTGCGGTTCACAAGAACTTCATTAGTTATATGACGAGCCACCAAGTGACTATCAAATCTGAATATGCTGGTGCAGAAAGTAAGTTTGTATGTTTAGATTCTTATGAACCTACAACTATAATAGTTAATCGCCCTACTGGTAGGAACTATATTATGGGTACTTTGACTATGCACCGTATAGACGAGAACACCTATCTTTAACTAATATAAAAGCACCTACTTCGCAGCAGATGCTTTTTAAATATAAAGTCAAGATAAACAGAGTTGCGGCAACAACTCTGTTTTAAAGCGGACGAACGCATCTCAGAACTAAGCATCTCGGAACTTAAAATCTTTTTCAATATGGGGGAATATACCATTGAAATTGAAATGCGCTCAATCCACTGCAAATATACGAAAACTTATTGATATAAACATTATGTTGAACCAACTAATGTAATCTCCAAGAGCTTTCCAGCCCCACTTCCCGTTTTAGTATTATAAATATAGCAATTTGTATAGGCTATTTTACCCACATTGTTTTTTCCTCCCGATGTCATACATGGAATAGACACTACATAGTTATTGTTACTATCTGGTCCAGAAACAATGCTTGCCATTCCTTTCCCAAATTCATATTGGTCTATTCTAAAATTGCCACTATAGTTAATAGTTTCAAGTGATACACTAAAGTTCTTTAATGCTGCTAATCCTGCTGCCGCTTTGTCATGTATAGTAAAACGATATTGATAATAACTGGTTGAGTTATCATTTACTCTTGGGGTTGTACTCCCAACTACAGAATACTGCAAATAACCTTGTATTGGAAATTGGGATAAGGTATATCGAGCTAAAATTGGTGCAGAATTTCTTCTTGTACTCGATATGCCTCGATATGCTTTCATATTAGTATCTAACGATTCTTTCCATTTAAGTCTATCGCTTGCAAATACACCATCAGTAATAAATAATACTATTGCAATATCTTTACTCATTTTACCTTCCCAATCAATGCTATTATCAACTAAGAATAACGGTATTTTGCCGCCAGTAAAACTTCTACCAAATATCTTATAGTATGCTTTTTTCTTACTTATACTACATATTGCAATAGCTAACTGATTCTGCTTACTATTGTTTAGCATCTTATCAATGCTTAGTTGTCCCGATGTACTTGTTTCAAATAATAGTGCATTTACATTTATGATGATAGCTGCGTCCGGTGAAGCACTACTTGGCAATGTAAATGAGAATATAGGATTAGCTCCATGATAGTACCCATTAAAATCAGTAGCCCTATAAACACCTTTACTTCCACTTGGTTGCTTATAATATATTGAAGCAGCCATCAGATTATCTACTGTTGGTGATATTGCTGTTGCATTTTCAAATCCATAATGTATAGCTTTAATTTGAGCTTCACTTAACTCAGTTACACTATCATGCACCATTGGATGTCTTTCTGCCCATATATTAACCTTATCTGATATACATTGAATTCCTAAGTCTGTACTACTTATACCAATAACTGTTGGTATATCAGTAGCTATATTGACTGGCGCAGTTATTCTTCCTCCACTATTTGACATATCGCAAGTATTTAGTTCTTGGAGAACTTGGTAACTTGCATTTGTGGATAATTATGTTTACCTTTGTGTAAAAGTTTAAGATACAATGTATTATAAAGAATGATATGAAAAAGAAAATGAGAGTTGTTAACGGCTTCAATGCTGCTATGGGTAGCACAAAGCCATGTTTCTTACCAAGTTCTCCAAGAACTAAATAGTTTATTTATGCCAATATCAAGTGGGAAAATCGTAGCACCCGTCAGTATTGATGATGTCCGCACAGCATTGGGTGTATCAAGTTATGATTTAGGTTATTTGTGCAATAATAATCATGGTAAAACAAATATGTGGGCAAAGTATAAGCCCGTAATATACCCATCAGAAAATATCAATCTTACAAACTCAAATTGGTGGAAAAGCAGTAATGGGAATTGTGGCATTGATACAAGCGGTGCGCAGGCTGGTACTTATAAGGATATAGTAAGTAAAATGACTTCTGACGGAGCAAATGGATATAAGTATTCACCGCCACAAGGAGGAAGCAATGCACCTTTCCGGCTTCTTGACTTTGAAGGGTATATGCCGGAAGCAATGGCTCCAATTCACTCGTTTACAGTTCCAAAGCAAGTAGATAATCTAAGTGGCAGCACCTTTTTTGCCACAGTAGCTTATAATATATCATCTTCAACGGGAGAAAGCCTATCATTAAGTGATATAGGTGGATTGGTATGGCAGGGCGTGGCTTATACATTAGGGGATATGTACTTTGGTGTATATATGGTTCAGAAAGGAGGAACAAGGTCGCAACGACTGACTGCTGATAGTCCGGGGACAATGCTAGTAAAAGTGCCTACAAATGGATTACCAGTAAACACATATAATGTCTATCCCTTCTTGTCTACTGTAAAGCTTGGCATACTGGACACGGATAAGGCTGCTGGCTATTTCACTTTGCCTAATACTAAGGTTGCCGAGATACAAGTAGTAAGTACCACATATAATATCATCATCAATGCTAGTATTGGAATGATTGCAACTGCATTGACCGTGACTGTTCAAGTCAAGAACCCGACAAGTTCAAGCAAGACCTTTACTAATAATTGGCTGTGGGTTCGCTTCGCTAAACATGACTTGTTTGTCCCACTGATGGTTGGCGAGACAAAATTAAACTTGGGAACATTTACTGTTGCTGCTGGTGAAACATACACAGTTATCAGAAAGACATTTGATATAGAAGCAGACGAATCCTATAAGGTCTGGGTTACTCTTGATTCATCGAGATATACAAATTTCGTAGAGCCTCTACGACCAATAATGTAACAATAGAAAAGGGGAACTTTCACAAGCTCCCCCTAACCTCTAAATAAACTATGTAATATGGAACAAATACTATTCTCCGACAAGAACTTCCTGCAAGTCCATGATGGTACTTACATTGAAGTCGTTGGAAGCGATGTACTTTCCGAAAGCGTCCTCACTCAACTTGTCATAGGTGAGTTCGTTCTCCTTGTCGCCCTCTTCTTTCATCAGCTTCTCAATGGTATTGTTGAAGTTTTGGAAATATTCATTGAGTTCCTTGCGCTCCTCAAAAGAATATTCGACTTCCTTCCCTTGTGATTGCATTTCCTGCCAGTGTTGGGCTTTCTTCTGCATCTCTTCCATTTTATCGTCTTTCAGCTTCTCGTGTGTCAGCTTGACAAATTC